AGTTCGGAACTTTGAAGGAGAAAAATTCATTCAGTTCATAAGCAATATGCCTCTCACAAGAAACCTGTAAAAAGGTTTCGTTTAACTTTCCAACTGCAATCATCCAATCTCCCCATTCAAAAACTTCCGCCACTTAATAGTATTGCCAATGTTAAAAGACATTGACATTATCGACTTTGAAAACTCTGTAAGTAAATGAAGTTTTTGTTCCTGTGCCTTTACTTTATCTTTAACAAGATTCAGTCGTTCATCAGAACGCAGGAACATTTCAACATCTGCTTTAAGTATCTTTAGATTGAATGGTTCTTTTTGGTATTCCTCTGGGTCAGCTTTACCAGTGTAATATATCCATCTTTGCGTTCTAACGATGTCATATTCTTTCTGGAAAAACCTAAGGCTTATGTGCTCATCATATATCAAATTCTGATATTTTGAACACATCTCTGGCACTGAAAGAGAAGCAATATCAATATTACAATCCTCTTTAATAAATGTTGTGTCTTTGTTTATTATTTCTCTAATATCATCAATTTTCATATATATATTATAACAAAGATTTATGGTAAATACAAGGAAAAGGTTAGCCGACCTTGGCTATAGTGAAGGAGCCAGTATAAGCAAATGTAGCATCTACTACAATAGGTTGCAAATCTGTGGCTGTGGCATCTAGGGGAATAGCACCTAAAGATGTCGGAAAGGCATCTTTGAAAGTGACATTATAATTGGGGTTAGTTTTGTTCGTTTGTATCATAATATTCATATCAGACTTAATAGCACCAAATGATGAAGTTGCACTTATAGCATCTCCACTCAAATTAAACTGTGGAAATTCATCTGGAAAACCAATAGAAATAAGCCAATTATATATTTCCATATAATTAGACAAATCCTCATTAACATAAAAGCTAATATTCAAATTTTCAAAGAGTAATTTATCACCCTCAATAGGTACTGGTGAAAACTGTGTAGGTAAAATAGCAGTTCCTAGAGCTATAGAAGGTATATTAACTCTTTGACAAAAGAAGTCTGTATTAGGCATTCTTTGAAAGTTAGATTCAAAGGATATTACGTTTAATTGATTAATCTCTTTAGGCTTTATTGGCATTATGTTATATGGTTAAAGTTATAATAAATTGTTATATAGCTATATATTAGTATTTACAATATAAGCTAATTAATATAATTAGATAAGTAATATAGTTATATATCTGACCCACCCAACAAGTATATAGTATCATATAAAAAGCAGTAATACAAGGAAAAGGTTCAACTATATTTATAACCTCTGTTTTGTAATTTTACTCTGTTCTTTAGATGCTCTTTCTCTATATCTACCTTAGACTGTCCAAAGTACTCTACTGCTAAATTAGTTTCTATCATTACTTGATTTAAATTTACTATGTCGTTTTCTTCCTCAACAAGTATCTCTCCAAGTATTCTTCCAAATTTCCCCTTCTTATCTAAATATGTCCTTAGTGTTATATAAGAACCTTTAGGGCAATGGTCTTTTAAAAACTGTGCTGATATCTTTCCGTAATATTTTTCTTCTTTATCTCTAGTTCTTGATTCTGGTGTATCAATACCAAAAAGTCTAATTCTCTGTTTAGAAAGTATGATATCAAATCCTAAATCAATATCAACATCAATGGTATCACCATCAATCACTTTAACTACTTTTGATTTATACTCATTCATTAGTAAACTCCAAAAAAAAAGAGAGGACAGGGAAACCCCTATCCCCTCTGATTTAGATAAAAACCGAAATTACATCAAGTTAGAAACTAGAACTTTTCTGTAATATTCATTTGCACCAGCGGTCAATGCTCCCGTTGCGTTAACAAAAGGATTAGCAACCATGCCGTAACGAGTCTTAAAACCAATTTTTGGTTGAAAGGTGTTCTCGCCCATAGCACGAACCATCTGCAACGGAACGTAAGGACAATAGAAAAGACCAGCATCATACGGAGATGAACCTTTATATCCAAGTGTATAGAACTGTCCAACACCAGAAGTATAATAAGGATCAACATAAACTTTCAGACCGTTCATTGTACCAGCGAAAGTTGACATCGTATCATCTACATTCAATGCATGACCAGATTCCAACATACCCGCCATTGACATAGCAGAAGCAACGTCAGCTGAACAGATCATGAAATTAGCTTTACCACGGCGAGTCTCATGTCCGATTTCATTTCGGTCACGCTCAATTTGGAACATCAAACCTTTAAACTTCTCAACTGACCATCGGCCATTTGAATCGGTATCAAGATCGAAAGTGCCAGGAGTCGTAGTATTGATCTGAGCACCAGGCTTAGCAATAAAATAAATTGTGCGGATAACTTCTCGATTGATTTCCTGAAGGATTTCAGTAGAGAGGATATTTGCCAATTCTGTCTCAGCATCCAAACCATGAACTGCTTTCAAATCCTGAGCCAACTCTGTAGAGTACTCAGCTTTAAGAGCCCGTGATTTAGCGGTTACGGAGATTTTATCAATGGTGAAAGCCATCTCTGCAAAATGAGTTGCAGCACCATCACCAAGAGTTTCACCAGTTGCTGTAGACATACCACCATTGATCGTATGTGTAGGATCAGTGAAAGGATTGACTGAACTTGACAAACCTGTCTGTGCTGTAGCAGCATTAGACGTACCACCTGTACGACCTGAATGTGAAGCATCAGCTTCATCAAACCCTGCAGCTGCTCCAGAATCCTTAGCATTGTTTCGGACATACTGAGATTTCATTGCGAAAATCAAACCCGTTGGGCCTGTCATCGGCTGAACACCAGTAACATCGTATGCAATCATTTGAGGCATTGCTCGGCGAACCAATGAAATTAGAATTGGATCCCAAGTATCAACCGGGCCAGCACCAGCAGTTGAGGATGAAGCACCCATATTATTAGTAGGTGCTGCTTCCTGCAAAAACTTCTCCTGATTTTCCAACAAACGCAAAGTAACATCTCTACGATATGTGTCTTTAATTTCTGGAAGATCTTTGTGATCCATTACTGGGCCCCACTTCTCAGAAATATTTTCGGATAAATACATTTTCTTACTCCTTTAATAAAATTGATTAATTAATTTAAGTTTAACTTCACTCATTCCATTATTTTTTTGATAAGTGAGAAATTGCACTCATAACACTATCCATACGACCATCACTTGTTCCACTCACAACTGGATTATTAGTGCCTGCAGTTTTCTTATTATCTACTACAACATCTTTTGTATCTGATTTGAAATAGCTGTTCTTAATAACATTGAGTTTTTCTGCATACTGTTCATCAGTATCGTAGTCAACATCTTCTGTTAGTTCGGTAAACTTTTCAATATCTGTATCAACCATGCCTTCTGAAACTGTTTTGAAAACGGAAGAAGCTTTATATGTATTTAATTCTTTCAAAGTATCCATGTGCTTCTCTGTTTGAGCATCTAGTTTCTCTTCAAGTTCTGCAACTTCAACAACTAGACTTTCAAATACGTCTTCTTTTTCTTCAGGTACATCGATATAATGCTCTTCAAACAACTTCTTCAAACCAGAAATAAAACTCTCTGTAACTTCATGTCGAACACCAGATTCAACTGAAAGTTTATTTTCTTCCATCCATTCTTTTACTGAATAGTTGAGGTATTTGTCCATGTTCTCTGTCATCTCTTCTTGAATGGACTCAACACGCTCGTCTTGTTCTTTTTTAGACTCTTCACGAATCTGTTTACGAATCTTGGAAATCTTAGACTTAACTGCTGCTTCAAAGATTGTTGCTGCTTTTGCTTTGAATTCTTCAGACAGTTCTTCACCATTTACTAGTGCAGCAACGTCTTCTTCAACATTAACTTCGATTTCTTCTTTCTTCTCTTCGTCTTCGATTTCTTCTTTTTTATCTTCATCTTTTTCTTCTTCGTCATCGTCGCCATCTTTCTTCTTCTTAGCATCGATAGCCTTTTTCAAAGCAGGGGGAAGTTCACCCTCATCAATCTCTTCTTCTTCGTCTTCTTCTTCTTTCTTTACTGATTTTTTCTCCTCTGCTTTTTCGTTAATCTTTTTCTCAATTTCACTGTCTTCCATAATTTCTGCTTCATCAACTTGTCCATTTTCTTTAGCCATCTTAATACTCCTTAAAGTGTTTAATGTGTTTATTTATAAGACTTAATATTATAAAGTTGGATCTTCGACCCAGTTAGTTAGGTCTTCATCCCACGAATACCTTTTACCGTCACTTGGATAAGCAACTGGTGATTCCCATTGACAAGTAGCTTCTACTAAAGTCCAGCTAGGGTACGGCTTAGGTGCAATAAAAGCATCTCTAGCTTTGTCATAACTGTGACCAGTACCAGCATAGTTCTTACGGAAGTTGCCATTGTAAGATGTCTGTACCCAATTGAAACTATCACCTACTGCACCTGAGTTTATAAAATTCTGTTCTGCTACTATTACTCGTTGAACAATATTGTCTGAATTAATTTCTGCAAAATGACTCATATTAGTTTTCCTTTATTTATTCTTGGAATTGGTATCTAATGATTACTACACCGGAGCCGCCGGGTTTAGCAACAGCACCAGTAGAATAGGAAGCACCGCCTCCACCACCGTAATTTGCGGTTCCAGCAGTGATAGCTGCACCAGCTAAACCACCAGTACCGCCGCCTCCCGCACCACCAAGACTAGTGCCAGCAGCATCTCCACCACCGCCACCACCACCTCTCATTATTGAAGAACCAGTAATTGAAGAAGCTAATCCGTCCCCCCCTGTTGGAGATGTTAGACCAGAACCAGTAGCACCCGGAATACCTGCATGACCAGCCCCACCGCCACCTCCGCCATTATTATTAGCGCCAGTATTCCCACCATCATAACCTTGACCGGATGTTCCTACACCACCAATTCCAGCATTCCCGCCGCCTCCACCACTACCACCGACTAATCCATTTTCAGATCCACCGGCTTTACCTCCGCCGCCGCCTCCTCCTATAGACGTTATTGAGCCAAACACAGAATCTGCCCCACTTAATCCATTAATACCACCGGACGCAGCAGCTCCTCCAGCACCAACAGTCACAGACATACTTATGGCAGTTACAGTTAGTGCTGATTCAGAAGAACTTCCACCGCCACTTGTTTCACTAGCGTAACTATTTCTATAACCACCTGCTCCTCCGCCACCACCGCCACCATATGGCCCAGCGGTACAATTTCCCCCTCCGCCCCCGCCAGAAACTACTAAATAATCAACAGAAGCCTCACTACCAAGAGTGGTCACTGTAAAAGTGCCAGAAGAGTTAAATGTGTGAACTTTAAAATTTCCAACAGTGGTAATTATTCCGCCCGTGGCTACCGTCCCTCTAAACGGCTCTACATCCCCTACTCCCGTACCTATATTTGTCCAGATATTAGCTCCAGCAGTAGCATCTGTTAATGAATACATCTGGCCTGTTGTGGTGTTTAGAAATATTGTACCAACACCACCAGAAGGATTAGTATCTATAGCAGGGTCAGATGCAGACTTAGTAATAGTCTCTACGACAGGCATATTAGTTAGATTAGCTCCACTAATAGCTGGCAAAGTAGCAGGGAATCTAGCATCAGCAATTGTGCCAGTTAAATTAGCAGATGTCAATGAGGTCAATGCTGAACCGTCAACAGCAGGAAGAGCACCAGTTAATTTACTAGCATCCAACGAATCCATCATATCTTTTTTTACTTTTGATAAAGCCATCTGTATTTCCTTTTGTTGAAAACGTATTTACTTATAGATTTTTTATAAAGTTTTGAAATAATTCAATTTTCTTTTCATCGAGTTTCTTGGATAAGGTGTTTCTGATTTCATTGCGGATATCATATTCGATTTCACCCGTAATACTAAACTCTCTACCTTCCATGATTCCATTAACAAAAGCATCTGGAGCACTAGGGTCTGAAACGATATCAACAGTCGATAAAACAAAGTCTTTTTGAACTTCATTTACACCTTGTCTGTTTGCTTTAACTGAACCAAGTCCTCTTGAACTTACTCCTAAACGTACACCAGACTCAATAAGATTTTTAACAATCTTACCATTAGGTGTATCCATAATTTTAGCTTTACCTATGAAGTTTCTTCCCTCTTCATAAAGTTCTGTGATGATGTGTGAAACTCGGTCAAGGTTGATTGTCGGGCCTGCAGGATGTCCAAGCTCTCCTAATGCTCTTGACTCTTTTACAAATTTGTCATTGTAGTTTTTTACTTCGTTTTGCAAAACAGAAAAAGGATATACTCTACCATTCTGATTCTTAATATCTGATTGCATAAAGATACCTTTGATATATTGCTGTTTGTTCTTTCCTTCAACAATATACTCGACATCCTGTGAACATTCGGTAATTAGTTTCATTCTTTTCCCCTTAGTTTTTCTAGTCTGTCTTTTTCTTTTTGTTTAATAACTGGTAAAAGTTTCTTAGCTATTTTCTTAATAACTGTTTTCTTCTTATCTAACTTTTTATCTAACGCAATCAATTCACCATATCCTAATTCAGACCTATCTCTATCTTTCAATATCTTTTTAGTAAGAACATCTCTTGCCTTTTTCAAAGCTCTTGTTTTAATCTTTTCAGGTGATGCTTTTTTCTTCATAGCAATAGCACGTTTCTTAGCGATTATCTTGCCCTTCTGTTTCATTATCTTTGATCGCTTAAGTCTTTGTGCAACTGTTAGTGCTTCATCCATCTGTATTATCCTTTACTTCAGGTGATTTATCATGTGTGATATATTTGAATCCATTTTTGAAATCATCTACTGCTGTGTATATTTTGTTTCTCATCATATCTGTAAACTGACCATTTGCTTTTGTAAACTTTTTGTCAATGATATTCTTAACGATACTTGGTTCTGAATCACTCATAGGTTTTCCTTTCGTTTAACATAAAAGATGCATTATTTATTTGTTCTCTAATTACTTCTTCATCAATCTTAAATTTAATTGATGCTTCCAATATAGCTTTATTTATTTTCATAATACCATAAGTATCTGTCAATTTAAAAGCATAATGGATTGCTTCGTCCATATTTTCTAACTCCGGTGAATCATATATTTTCTTTCTGTAATTCTCAATAAAACTTGATTTAGAAAATTTCATATTTAGTTAGCTGGTGCTGTAGTGTTACCAGTTATGTCTGGGTTATATTCAAAATCATCTGGGTCAGTACCAGTTTCTTTTTTGATTTGTTTATCAATCTCTTTGATATCTTCATCAGTTTGTCGGAGAACATTTTTCCTAACCCATTCATCCGAAATATATTTACCAACATATTCATCAAGTCCTGAAAGAATCTCAAATCGTTCACGCATGATTTCGTTTTGTTTCAACTCTGCGTAATGGGAATCCTTTGTCCAGACATACTCTAATGAATCTTTAATATCTTGCCAGTCATCTTCGTTAATAATACCCTTTAGTATCAACTGTACTCTAAGTATATCTGTGAATAGAGCTGAGAACCTATGACGAATCCTTGCAATAAACTTAGAAAACTTTATTTCATCTCTACTAATCTCTGATGTTCTACCGAGATTAAAAGATGTTGATTCCGTTCCTTCAATCCTTGAGATAGGAACATTCAACGATTGATAAAGTTTCTTTCTAAAATATTCGATATCGTCAATCTCACCAAGATTTGCGCCTGATGGCAACGTACTAATTTCAGTACCTCTTCCACCTTCTCTTCTCGGCAACCAAAAATCTTCGAGCATTGACATCTGTTTTTTCTGGTCTTCTACTTCACCCGTTACTGCATTATAAACAACTTTCTGTTTATACTTATCCATTACAGAACGCAAGTATTGTTCTGCTTTAATTTTTGGAAGATTACCAACGTCAATATAAAATATTCTACGTTCTGGTGCTCTTGCTAAACGATAGATAACAAGTGAATCCTCAATCATTCTTAGTTGATTGAAGGGTTTAATAGCTTTGTAAAGATAACCGATTACAACTTGTTTCTCTGGGTCAATAACACCAGAATGAACATAAGAAATTGCATCAACGGAAACTTTGATT